TTACCGAACAAACCAAAACACAAAGCATCAAGAATGGTGGATTTACCAGCACCAATCCCGCCGATAATGAGTGTTGTTGGGATCCTAGCTAACTGTACTTCTGTAAATTGCTTGCCTGTGCTTAAAAGGTTTTTCCATCTCACATACTTAAAGACTATCAAAAAAAACTCTCCAAACTACCTTTACCATATTTTCTCTCTACCTTACTAACATTATTAACATTGTGTTCTACACTATCGCCCCTATGCTCATAAGGTATAGTATTCGTTAATTCATATTCTGTTTCGCCGGGCCGCTTAATCTTCCACTGTAAATCTCCATCCTTTGGATAATTGATATTCCACTCACAAGTAGACTGTTTAAGATACTTTCTGTCCTTTTTACTCATAGGATAGATATAACGAAACTGTTTCCCCCACACTCTACTAAATCCAAGTTCGCCCATTTTTGCATCATTGGGTCGGGGACCGTACTTTGTATCCATGCGGTTCATTTCTTTCTTCATCTTTCGTTGAATGGTGCGAAAGTGAACCTTCTCACCAGACTCAGAAACATATACATCGCTCCATATAAATCCACCATAAAGAAAATTGGCGGCCTGATATACATAGCCGGGTTTGCCAACTATCCCATCGGCCCAAGTGTATAGGTATTTTCGTTCTGATGTATTTTCTTTCATCCACTTCACGGTTGCAGAAATCATTTGGGATTCAGAGTTGCGTGGCATTTCATCATCCATACACATTTTACCGATTTCATAATAATCACCTGTAGACAGACCAGGGAACATCTTTTTAATTGTTCCCATAGGATTTGTGCCCCAACCTAGTGTAAGGACACCAACCAGTTCATCGTCTTGATATGCACCCAACCATCGTTTAGTTAGTTTGGGCATTACAGGCGAGTAATGTCTGTCTTGAACGAAAAGTGTAGCCACCCTCCAATCAACCAGTTTCATTTCTATCACAGCTCCAAATCCTGTGCCTCATTATATAATGTCTTCATAGTATTTTTCAGTCTCTTTTTGTCCAACACTATATCCAACTCATCAACATATTTGTCAAGCAGTGTCATCGTGTCTTCGGTGTTCTCTACAATATCATCTGATACATTACTTGCATCTAACTCCGAAAAATCCTCTATGATTTTAACCTCATAGGTGTCTACCTTCAGAAGTCGGTCAACAAACAAGTCAAACTGATATAAGTCTTTTTTATTGACTACAATCAACTTAACATATTTTTCCTCATACTTTTTAAAATCATAAGAGGTGCTGGTTGGCCCAACCATATGACTATAATCATTAACTGTATCATCATAATATATTTTTTCGAATAATGTATAAGGATTAACCACACGTTCAAGCTCTCTTGTCTCTGTGTCAAAAATATGAAAACCCTTCAAGTCACTATGGTCATTCCAATAAATCTCGTATGGTGTTCCAAGATAATATATTTGGCCGTCATCTGATTTGTGATGAAAGTGTCCACTGAAACATAAATCAAACCGCTGAAAGAGCTCCTTACTATACTTACCCTCAGTTTTATAACCCTTATGCATCTCAAAGCCGTTTATCTCTAGATGTCCCATAAGAATTTGTGCTGGGGAGTTAGAAAGGGCCGACATAGATTCGTTATAATTATTTGTATTAATCCACGGCATAAATTGAACAAGACATCCGTCAAAATCTACAACCTCAGGCCTAGTGTAAATATTATAGCGATCAGAATCCATCAATTCTTCCATTGAATTTACTTCACTTGTATTCTTATAATAAGTGTCGTGATTGCCTATAATAACATGTAAGTCAACATTCAACTCTTGAAAGCGATTAACAAACCTTTTACGAAAATCACTGGCAGTTTTAAAGCTGATAAACTTACGTCTATCAACCACATCGCCTAAATGAATACATGTGGTTATATTTCTTTTTTTTAGGGTGGGGAAAAATATATTGTCATAAAATTTATAAAAATATTCGTTAATATTTTGGTTGTCGTTTCTAGCTCCAACGTGAGAATCCGATATCAATGCTATCTTCATTCATTATCACCTTCATCCATAAATTCTTCTAAGCCTTTCTTATTAGAACCATTTGTGGTCTTTTTTGGTTTATATACATCTTCTGCGGGGAGAGTCCCTATAGCAAACTGATTCGATATATTATATGATGTAGAATCATCATACGGCATGGTTTCATAAGATTGATAATTTGTACTTTCTATGATTTTATTCTTAACATGGGTTTGTTTTTTTTCTTTTTGAATTCTTCTAATAAAAGCATAGTATATAATTTGTGTAAAATATGCGAAAGGGTTCTTCGATTTCTCTGGATTGAAGTTTGAAGCATATTGTAGACAATTTTCGATACCATCTGATATCATATCTTCTTTATACGTATAATTAATAAAATTGGGCCGATAAGACAGGTGTTGTGCAATTTTAAGAAAACATTCCCCTATATAGTTTGTAACAGGAGGCCGTTCCTCACCAGAATCTTCTGCAAGCTTGCATTTTTCTTTCCACTCAATCATTGCTTCTAGAAAAACCTTATTATCAACGTAATGTTTGCCCTTTGCTTTTGCCATGTGGGTTCTCCTTAACTTAAACTTTATTAACATTACCACATCTAGAACAAAAAGTCAATACACAAATGGGTATTGACTCAAGAAAAATTTTCTGGTATATTTACTATGTTGTAAGTTTCAGAAACATATTAATGTATTAACTTATTACTTGTTTCAAGTTCTTCAAGTAATTCGTCATATATTTCATCTTCTGTTGGGTCATTATAAGTTGAGTCATTATACAAGTCTAAATGTCCAATTTCTTCGCTATTCCCATATTTGTCAAGTATTCCCTCATAATAAAGGGCTAGAGCAGGCGAGGCGTTCAATGTCAAAATAATATGAGATTTATCAATATCAAAACGCTCATCATCTGTAAATGGTTGAACCCAACGGGTGAGCATTAGAGATTCAGTCATTTCTCCTCTATGTCCCATTGATGGCCGAACATATATTAATAGAGGATTTATAACTTCATACACATCATCAGCTTTTAATGTAAGATCACATATAATATTTTCTCCGCTTATTAGCTTTACAACTTTATATGTATTTGTATTCATTTTAGTTTTATCCTATCTATTTCATAATTAAACTGTTCTTCAGCATATATATTTATACGGGCAAAGAAATGGTTAAGAGTAAAATTACGCCTTTCCTTATAACTTATATCATCTGCAATATCAAATACTAAAATGGAATCCTTAGTTGATGATGTACGCAAGCCTCGGCCGATGGATTGAAGCACTCTGATTTTGGATTTACTTGGACTTGCGAGCACGATGTTGTTAATGTTACGAATATTAATACCAGTGCTAAAAGTACCGTAGCTCGCAATAGTTGTTGAGTTTTTATGTTTCTCAACAAGTCCACGAATTTTCTCCCTTTGATCTGTGTCTGTGCCGCCATATACGAAATATACATTTTCACTTCCTTTCATACCGTCATATAATATTTTACCATGTTTTTCTACTAATTGAAACAGACAGAGGGTGTTACCGCCAATAGTATTACATAAATTTAAAATAAACTTATTTCTAGATTCACACGAAACAAGGTAATCTATTTCTTCAGCATAACTCATCCTCTTTTTAATCTCTGGATGTTTTAGTGCTATACATTTTATCTTTAAGTTCGCCAGAGTTTTTTTATCCATTAACTCTCTAGTCGTTACAACCTTCTCTACTGCACCAAACAACCCCTCTAATACTAATTTGTGTGTTTCTGTACCATCAAGTGTCCCTGTAAAACCAAATCTGTATTTACATTGGTGTAATTTAGTCATTATTCTTGTTAGAGACTTAGCCTTAAATGTGTGAGCCTCATCGCCAATTACGCAACCAAACTGTTCAAAATATTTCTTAGGCATTTTGTAGATAGACTGCCACGTTGAGATCACAACATCTTTAGTAACCTTGCGGTCATAGCCCTGATATATTTTCTGGCAATATGTACCAGACGACCATCCATAGTCTTCGAAGTCTGTATACATCTGTTCAACCAATGATGTGGTAGGAACAAGAATCAAGGTTTTCAAGCCCATTAGGTGATAATAACGAATTAGAGAATATATTATTAAAGATTTACCAGAAGCAGTAGGAGAAAGAAGAAGAGCACGATTTCTAGAGATAGCATGTTGCACAGCTTGTATTTGATAATCTCGTACTTTAAGAGACTTTCCTTTACTTTTAAGTTTGAGGCTTCTGACGAACCCGTTAACAACCTCACTAGCAACGACCCTCTCATCTTCTACTCCCTTCTCAAGTATATAGGAAATATTATGTTTATCACAGTATTTTTTAACATATTCCAACAATCCCACATATATCTCACCTGTAGCTGGAGAGAATAATCGTATTTTACCATCCCATACACGATTACGAACTGCTGGCATAAACTTTGCGTTTGGAACCTCAAAAGTAAAGAAAGAATTAAGTTCAGCAGCAATTGAAGGCTCAACATCAGTTAGTTGCAAATAGACTTCATTTTTCTTGGATATATGCATCTTGGATAACACCCACTACATCATCCCTGCTTCGAATTTTTTCCACTCTATTGAGTTTTTGATATCCCAGCCACGATTGTCAATTGATTTGATTACGCCCTTGCAATAATCTACACAAGTTTCGTAGTAACCAATTTTATTAGAAATTTTGAGGATATCTTCATCAGACTGTATATACATGACAAGATCCGTTTTCATAACTCTAATGTCAAACGGCTTTGCAGCATATACCTTTGCTTCTGCCTTACCACCATAATACTCCCATTTCTGTCGATATAGGAGCTGATGGTCTGTTTTTGCTTTAACCAACAGAAGTTCGAAGTCTGCTTTATGGTTTAACCACTTCTGTTTGATAGCCTGATTTTTATATGATTCCTGATCAATTCGTTCATGATCAGAGATAGGGAGGTCTTTGTTTGCACTTTGTTTTAAAACTTCTAAATCCATAATATCTCCATACTAAAAAGTGAGCAGTTTGGTTTCTCTCCCTTGTTTTATATTACCACAATCAATGTTGTGTGTTTTTAGATTTGATAAATGTTAAAGCTTACCAAATCTGCTCATAGGTATTTAGACACTTTCAAACTTGTAAATTTGATATTCGAATGATGCTGTGGCGGTTAGATACTCAACATCTGTTGCTGTCTGTGTAAAATCCAACGAACTAAGTGATATGGGAAACACATTTTTAAAATCAACATTTAGAATGGGGTTGTTTTTATTTGACAGGATCATAAGAAATGCATCTGAGTACATTGAAATGTCTGAAACAGTTTCTCCAATAAAATCTACAGAAGGAGTTCCACCACCAGTTGCAGGCCTAGTAGAAGTTTCATCTCTATATGTTCTAAATTCTTCGTGATCACTAGGAAACCCTATACCTGTTATCCAATCATGGAGAGATTTATAGTTTTCTAAGTATTCATCTACGATAAATGTAATCTCAAGATTCTCGTGTTCTGTCTTATCACCCATAATTGGAATATCTTTAAGTCCTGTTGGAAATGTTGCTACCCCTACTGTAATGCCAGGAAGGTTTGCACTGACAGTGAAAAATTCCACTTTCGGTAACTGTTGAATACCAAAACGAAACTGAGTTGGGCTTGCATAGTCCAGTTTAGTTGGTTGTCTTGCGAGTGGTGATTGTGCTGTTGCCATA